TTTGAGAAACGCCTAAATAGGTTGTCCACATCTCTTTTAAATTTATCTCAGTCTTTACGAGGGCCTGAGAAGAAATTGGTTATGGACAAGTACCAAAAGATTTTGATTGTGCAGAATGATTTTGTTGCTATGAAAATCTCATCAGGAGTTCGCCATGCCCCTTGGGCTATTGAACTTTTTGGAGAGAGTAGTCAAGGTAAAACTACGTTTGGAGATCAGCTTATTGACGCTGTTCTTGCAAGCCAAGGTATGCCTACTAGCAAAGAGTATCGTTGTGCATATAACGCAGGTGATAAATTCATGTCCAACTGGACCTCTGATAAATTAGTGATGATTTTTGATGACATTTCGAACGATAAGTCGAATTTTGTTGAGAAACCACCGACAAGAGCAATCATTGATGTTATTAATAATCAAATGTATTATGCACCTAAAGCTGAACTTGAGGCTAAAGGAAAATGTTTTGTAGAACCTTGGATTGCAGTCGCAACGACTAATAAAAAGAATTTGGATGCTGGTTTGTATTCCAATTGTCCATACTCTATTCAACGACGTCTTGTGTGTATCACAGTGAAGGCAAAACCCGAATTTCAACGTGTTCAAGATGGAATACCTTGTGGTGTTGATTCCGCATTAGTCCGGAAGCATTATACAGATGCTGAGGGAAATTATAATCCCCCAATGTTTGACGATATTTGGACTGTTACCATTGAACGTGCCGTAAAACCGGCTGAACTTGCAGTTGTAGCAGGATATAAACCTATTACATATAATGGCAAATTGATGGTCGATGTTTCCATGGCTGAGTGTATTCAATGGGCGATTGATGATTTTGATACTCATCGATTGAACCAAGAATCAATATTAGAAGGAATGAAGTTACGAGAAGTAGATCTTCAGATTTGCTCACATGAAAATTGTAAGCATTTGAAAGGAAATTGTCCTTATCATGTTGAACCTCAATTTGGTAGAGAAACTATGAAGTCGTTTTGGAAACTTTGGTATGCTTCGAGCAAATATAGAAAAGTTGATACTTTGTACGACCGTCTTGATAAAGATGCATCTAAGCTCCTGTATGAGCAAGGAATGGATTTTCTTGATAAATGGGATTGGATTAAAATTGTTCCAGCTCCTATATTAGATCATAAGAATGCTCCTAGCGTATTGAAATGGATGTATGCCGAACGTCTTAAGAGCGATTATAGATCTGAAATGATGCGTGCATGTTTCACATTTATTATCATGATTTTATTTTGTTTTTATTCATTTTCAACTCAAACTGCTAAATATTGCACAGTTATTCTTTTCTTTGAAATAGTTTTTCGTTTGCGTAATTTAGTCGAACGCGTAGAAAAGAATTTGTATAAAGACCTTAAAAAGAGAAATATGGAGATTGCTCCAATGCTTAAACGACATCGAGATAAATATGCTAAATACATTTGTGGAGTTTCAATTGGAATTGCTGCATTATATGGTTTGGCTAGAGCGTATCGCGCATATCGGGCTGAAGATCCTCATGGGTCTTTGGAACCCAAAACTAAGGAAGAAGTGCAAGCTAGAGATGGTGAAGTAAATGTTTGGACACAAGTTGTTCCAAGCGATCTTCCAATCACTGATGTTTCTAAACGACTGTCAACCGAACAGTTGAGTAATGTTGTGAAGAAATGTTTAGTATATGGATCCATTCACCTTGATGATGGAAATGCTATGGTAAATGGTCTTATGTTAAGCTCTAATGTTATGTTAGTTCCGGACCATTATTTTGAACAGTATGGTGATGTTTTGAATTGTACTTTTCGTAAACGCAATCCAGAAGCTAGTGGTGGC